TTAACCGTTTATATAGTTGGGCGTGCTATTGGTACGACTCGAGATACCATATGGATTTCTAGTGAGCGAAGCGTAAGATCAGTGATGATATGACTGAAACTGACAATATACAAGATACATTGGCAACACTACGGGTAGAGTCGAAGAAGTCGCTATTCTTCCTAGCCCGCGCCGTCCTAAAATTTACCGACCTCACACCGCACATTCACAAGCCCATCTGCGATATGCTACAGGATTACCAGAATCAGCGTCGGCGCGTCATTGTCTTCCCTCGTACTTGGTTCAAGTCTACAATCGGCTCTATAGCATATCCGATATGGCGGGCGATTAACGACCCGAATGTGCGTATACTAATCGCACAGAATACTATGACGAACGCGAAGAAGAAGATTATGGCCATTAAGTCGGTCTTCGAATCTAACGCGTTGTTGCAAGCGATGTTTCCGGAGATAATGCCTCGTAGTGACCGTCCATGGTCTAGTGAATGTCTAATGCTAAACCGCTCTTCACCCGAACCTGAGGGGACGTTCGAACCTGCAGGTTGTGGGACGAATGTGGTGTCACGGCACTATGATGAGATAATACAAGATGACACAGTCGCTCCTGACTACGATAGCATGACGGGGGAAGTGCAACAACCGACGGCAATGGAAATCGAGAAGGCTATTGGCTTCCACAAGCTATGCCATCCTCTCTTGTTGCACCCCTCCAAGTCATGCATCACTGTCATCGGCACGAGGTGGGCACCCGACGATTTAATTGGTTGGATTTTTAAGCATGGTAGGGGGTATAGTATCGTCTCACGCTCAGCGAGAGAGAAGGACGGTCTCGCCGCGTCCAAGGAGCAGGGCGGTGTGCCTATATGGGATAGGTTCGATGAACGTGTTCTTGATGAATTGGTAGACGCGATAGGACCGTTCATGTTTGATATGCTATACATGAACTCTCCGACTAATAGCATAAACCAGATATTCAAACGTGATTATATACAGCATTATAGTAACTTACCGAGTGGGTTGATGTACTTCACATCTCTCGACCCAGCTCCGCCGGATAGCGAGAGCAAGACGTTAGATGCGGATTACAATGCTATCGTCACATCAGCGCTACAGCCGTCTACTGGTAAAGTGTGGATAGTACATTACGACCGTATGCGAGGAGACCCAGGTGATGTCATCGAGCGACTATTCGCACATTGGCGTGCTTACAAGCCGATGATTACTAGTATCGAGAAAGTCGCATATCAATCTACGTTAATGTACTGGATACGACGTAGGCAAGAGGAGTTGAATGAGCGGTTCTATATCGAGGGCGTCACAAATTCGAAGACGTCTAAGTCAGCACGTATACTCGGTCTACAGCCGTGGTTTGCTTCGGGCAAAGTACATATGCGGGTTGAGCATGAGGATTTAGAACGTGAGTTGTTAAGCTTCGACCCGAATAAGAAGTATGGTGGGCACGATGACCTTGTGGATGCGCTATCAATGCACGTACCTAATTGGTCAAAGTCGTGCCAAACTTATCAGCAAGAAGCTGCTCAAGAAGCAGTTATCTCACCATTCTCTGGGCAGGCTATCATAGACGAACTGTTAGGTAGAGCTGCGCGTCCTCACTCATACCCCTATGATATAGGATACATGGGAGAGAGATTGGCGGGCGCCCTGCCTGGAGACGGTGCTACGTATTATGGAAGGATGGCTGGATAGAGGCCGCAGTAGAGCGAGTACTTCATTATGCAAGAAGATACGTTATTACAGCCGTTGTCATTACCGATAGTAGATAGTTTTGCGTCTTGTGACACGATGACGTATAAAGAGTGGTATTATCTTGAGCAGCAACGACAATCTTGGGTAGACAGAGATAACCGTTTTTCGCTGGAATACGAGAACGAACTAGATTATTATGGCTAACATAGAAACTAAATACGATTATGGTCAGTCGGTTACTTGCCACGGTATAGCTGGTAAGGTCACTGCTATCACCATACGTGGTGAGCAACGGACTTACGAGTTTTCTTACGTCGCTGATGGGCGGCCGGCAAGTTGGAACGCTGAAGAGTGCGAGTTAAAGAACGTCGTTAAAAATAAGCTAGGATTCAAGAGTGGCTAAGAAAACCGTAGAAGACTGGTTGGAAGATATAGATAATGCGCTTGAGTACCGGCGTATATTTGCCCGCGAGGATGCTTGGCGTAAGTGTGAGATGAATTACTTGAACGACCCGTCTGGTGACACAGCGATAGGGCCGAATCTCGTCTACGAAATGGCCGATTCGCTCACATCGGCGTTGACGGTACCGGACCCTGAGTTCGTTGTTAAAGCGGAGCGTAGCGCCGGTGTACCTAAAGCCCCGATTATCGAGTCGATGGATAACTACTTCAATCGGAAGTTGAGGTTGAAGAAGTATGTCGACATCGGTCTCCTCCGCGGATTCCTATACGGCAACATCATACTAAAATTAGGTTATGATAGCGAGTTTGGTTGGGCGCCGTACTACGATGTTGGGCAAGGTAACAATCTACTTGGTATGACGTTTACGCAGTTTAATAAACGTGGTCGTAGGATTGAGTCGCCTGATACGCAACCTGGTTATCCGTGGGTTCGTCCAGTCCTACCGCACGATTTCGCAGTACCGTGGGGCACAATCTTTCTCGAGGACGCGCCGTGGTGTGCTCATCGTATTGTGAGACACGTTGAGTACTTCAAGAACGACCCGAAGTACAAGAACACGTCGTCGCTAAAACCGCAGATAAACATGCAGGACTTTATGGAGTCATATCTGACGACTGGTGGTCAGAAGCAACGGTTTCGTAGGAATCAAGCTAAGAGGACTGGTCGGTACGCGACGAAGACGGCGCCTGAGTATGTCGAGGCGTGGGAGATAGTTGACAGGATTAATGGTGAGCGTATCGTCGTGTCGCGAGACCACCCTAAATTTCTACGTAAGACGCCTGATGCGATACAGATGGCGTGTGGTATGCCTTATGTTACGGGCACGCTGTCGCTACACCCACGCTCATTCTGGTCAGTAGCGCCCGCGTATTACTTGGGAATGATGCAGAAGGAGCAACACGATATTAGTCTACAGGCGTCTAAAGAGCGACGGATTAATATACTGAAGTTTCTATTCCGTAAAGGTGTTATTACGAAGGAGAAGCTGTCACAACTGATGAGTGCTGACGTTGGTGCAGGTGTAGAGGTAGATGGCGTCTTCCCGTTGAATGAAGTCATCGCGCCGATGCCGTCGCGTACTAATTTCGACTACATACCGCAGTCAGAGGAGAATAGACGTAATGCTCGCTCGGTGTCAGGCATGAGTCGGAATCAGATGGGTGAGTTCGATAAAGGTCGTAAGACGGCTGCGGAGACGAATAACGTTGCACTTGGCTCAGGTCGTAGGACTGGTAAACGAGCGCAAGTCGTCGAATCGTTGTACGTCAATACGATTGAGAAGGTCAATCTAATGACCTTCGACTTCTGGAAGATGCCTAGAGAGATAATGCATAGTGATGGGCACGCAGTCGTTACGGGCGATATGCTAAAAGGTGATTATCAGTACGACGTGTCACTGACGACTAAGCGTGTCATAAGCCGTGCTGAACGTAAGGTTGAGGCGTTGATGATGATGGGTCAGATTATGTCTATGCTAGGCCCAGGCATTAACCCGCAACAGATATATCAGTATATAATAGATGCTAGCGGCGACCCTGCTTTCGAAGCACTGTTAGCGCCTGGAGCAGGTAGACAGCAAGGTGGCGGGCAACCTAGTGGCGGTGGTCAGGGTCAACTACCGCAGGGACAAGCAGCACAAAGACAAGGAGCAATACAATGATTAAGTACGTTTTATCAGCAGTAATGTTACTATCACTGTGCGTTGGTGGGTGTTTACCTGCTACGCAGATGGAGGTTAAGGAACTGACAGGGACGGTGTCTAAACTTATAGGTGGGATAGATGACCTTCAAGAAGCTAGTGCAGGTCTTGTTGAGCGCGATATTATATCTTCCGAAAAGCTTGATAAGATTAATGAAGAAATTGATATAGTGCAAGGTGACTTGGTACCCGTTCTTGATGCCGTAGCGACGGCCGAGGACCCCCTTGATGCCTTTAAGAAAGGGTGGGATGCCAGTGAGCCATTCAATCCGTACTATACGCACGGCGCACTAATATTGGGTGTGCTTGGTATGTTCTTTAAGAAGAAACAGACTGATAAGGCGCTTGAAGAGGTTGTTGTGGGTGTTGAGGACTTGATTAAGGTATCGCCTACGATTAACAAAGACCCGCTCAAGGCCGCGGCATCAGTTGCGACGAGGAAGATTGTCGAGAAGATTCGGGGTAACGCATGAAGATAGTGTGGCTAACGGGTGAATCTGGTGCTGGTAAGACTACGCTGGCACGACGTTTGCAACAAGACTGGCCGTGCATCATTCTCGACGGCGATGAGATGCGTGATAGTATATCTGTCGGTGCCGGCTTCTCGCCGTCGGACCGCGCTGAGCACAATCTACGCGTCGCTCGTCTTGCACATGAGTTGGCAAAGCAGACTAACGTTGTCGTATCAGTAATCGCACCGCTACGAGATGTGCGTGCGGCGATTACTCGTGATATAGATGTGACGTGGGTTTATGTTAAGAGAACATTGCCGCAACGTGAAGGTCACTTCTACGAAGAGCCTGAGTGTGTTATCACGCTAGACCATGACGATTTAGATATCGAGCAGAGCTGTTACCGTCTTAGACGCCGTCTGGGAATTGTAGATAGCGGTGTCTACAGCTTGTTCATCGGTAGATGGCAGCCGCTACACGACGGTCATCTTGCGTTGTTTAACAAGGTGCGTGATGAAGGTAAGCGTATTGCTGTAGGTATCCGTGACACTGCTATGTCTGAGGAAAATCCGTACACGATGCAAGAGCGTAAAGATATGTTTAAGGTAAAAGTACCTGATGCTAAAGTATTCGCGATGCCTAATATCGAGGAAGTTGTCTATGGTCGTAAAGTAGGTTGGGGAATCCGTGAGGTGAGGTTAGACAATGTAACCGAATCAATCTCAGCTACGGATATTAGGAGTCGTACGTAATGACCAAAGAAGAAATGGACGAATTTATAGAATGGTGGTTGTGGGAGCAGATGCAAAATGCCAATATTTGATTATAGGTGTGATGCTTGTGACGTTACAGAAGAACGCTTTGTGCATAGTTATAAGCAAGTCGTCACGTGTGAGTGTGGTGCTGTGAAGACAAAACTATTCACAGGCAACATTTTCGTAGATGTATTCCCCAACGGCGGCTTGCACCTAAAAAACGTATGTAACGGTGGCAAGACGTTTCACTCTCGTGGCGAGATGAAGCGATATGCCAGAGAAAATAACCTAGAACTTGGAGCATTGTTATAGGAGTTACTTAAATGAATTAGGAGTTGTATAATATGGCGAAGCAGTTGATAGTAGACTTCAGTGCCAAGAAACACCCGATAGCCGTCTTTAATGTATCAGATGACGAGTGGGTGAACAAACATGAACTGAGTCTCGCAATTAGAGCGATTCAGAGGGCACATAGGGAGTTAATTCACAATCGCCGCAGAAAGCGGATTATTAGTGAACATGAAGCAAGTAAATTGAAAGGTAATGATGATGGTACAAACTCAGGCAGCACAGAACGCAGCGGGTCAGACGACACCGCAAAATCAACCGGCAACGAATCCGCCAGTAACGGCACCGGTAGCACCGGTATCGTTGACAGCGGAACAGTTGCAGCAGATAGTAAGTCCGTTAGCGGAAGCGGTGGCGCAGCTCAAGGCGGACAACCAAGCGGTTCAGGAAAGTTTGGCAGCTTCAAAACGTGAGCAACAGCAACAACACGATAATCGTGGTATGGAGCAGATACTTCAAGAATCGGAAGCGCCTGTCAACGAGGATAAGTACGAGGACATGAGCAAGAAGCAAATTGTCGACTTGATAACCGGTGCAGTCGAGACCGCGTTAGACGCGCAGACCAATAGTCTGAGAAGCGAATTTAGTAACGCGACCACTCCTGACGCCGGTAGAATGAAAGCTATTGAGCAGACAGTTATGGGTGTTGTCGCTAAGCTTGCTAGCGATGAGTCGAGGCAGAAGCACGAAGACTTCGACGCTTACGCACCTGCGATATCGAAGATTATGGGTGAGATACCTAACATCGGCTTTGAGGATGCTTATCTAATCGCGAAGTCGCGTGCTGCTGGTACTGTGCAGCCGCAGACACAGATTAATACTGAGAAGCCCACCATTCCAGCCGGTGTGCAGAATCCTGGCGGCGTATTACCGAACCAAACTACATTACAGACGATTGCGGATAGGGGTAGCTCGCATAGAGAAGGTGGTGCCGCGCCAGTCTCAACGCAGCCTATCCGCTTCAAATCGTTGATACAACAAGCGGCAGAACGTGTTATTCCAGATAGTTAATTATTTAATAGGAGGTAACCTATAGATGGCTACATTAATTGAGCAAACGAGGCGATTTGACGATGACTTCGTGAATACTTGGTACGAAGTTCAGAGAGACGCCATCGACAATATCCTCGATGCCACCGTCTTCACTCTTGCGTTGAAAGAGTACGGTGTCATGAAGCCTTATAGTGGAGGTACGTATGGTTGGACTACTGTGCCGCGGTACGGTGAGAAGTCTACACAACGCTTCCAGGAAGGCAGTACCGTTACGCAAGCGCCGAAGGAACTGGTGACGTTCGCGTCTTTAGATTGGCGTTACTACTGCGTAGACGTTAACCGGTCGCTTATAGACGATGCGAAGAACCAGGGGCCATACGCTCGTCGGTCGTATATCGCCGACAGGCTAGAAGCAGCACGAGACGCTCTCGTCCAAGACCTCGAAGCGATGTTGTTCCAGTGGGGTGCGTATTATCCAGCGCCGCTACAGCCTAACGGCATCTACGACGTCGTGCCGCCCGACACTGCGATTACGGCAGTTGGGGCTGGTAGCGCTAGTGACACCTACGCTACAGGTACCAGTAACGGCGGTATCAACCGTGCATCGAATACGTGGTGGAGGAACTGGGTAGCGTACGATGATGCTACGCAGAACAACGGTAACAAGATTGCAGGCCCGACTAACGAGCCGTACGCGCTTAACCTAGTCGCGGATATGGAGCATACATACAACTCCATCAGCGCTAACGTAGAGAATCCTAACTTCATCATCACAAGTCAGGCTATCTATGAGGCGTATAAGGAAGAGAACCGTGACAAGCTGCAGTTAGTACGGACGGCGTTTAACAAGAAGGCTGGAGACCTCGGTTTCGATACCGTAACGTGGAATGGTGCTACGGTGACGTGGACGGATAAGATTACATCCAACTACATCATCATGCTGAACATGAATCATCTCGATTTCAATTACCATCCTAACGTGTGGTATGAGATGACTCCGTGGAAGGACACGGCCAACTCATTCGACCGCGTCTCGTACATTGTTTGCATGACTCCTGGTCTTGCCACTGAGCAGCCAAGACGCCACGGAATAATGAGATACGCCAGCTAATCGGCGTTAAACGAGACGTTCATCACATGAACAACTGATTTTTATTGATGAGGTGATATACAATGGGAGAAACCCAATTAATCCGAGTACCGCTTGACGAACTGCGAACTTCTGATGAGCAGGTTGTCGGGTCGATACATACGGACAAAAACAAAGTTTATAAGTGGCAGAAGAATGCTGGTAGCACGTCGCTAGTAGCACGTGCGTGCTGCTTGTCGTTGATAACGTCCATTGCTGATAATATGGATACTAGAGTTATCTCACCTGATGGTGCTGGTGCATCTACCGGTGTGATTGGTGTTGCAGGTGGTATGCCTATGACCGCGATTGGTCCTAGTGGTAGTGATACCGGTGACCATGGGTGGGTCCAGTGTGAGGGTCCTGCCGTCGTGTCGGTTGAGCAGATGGTTACGGCGTTCACCGCCGGTCTCATCGCTGTCGCCACTAGCGCGTTGCCTGCTACATCTCCGTGGGGCAAGCCGTATTCGCCAACAGCGGATTCAGCTAGCACCGCCAATCTATACACACGGCACGTCGTGATTATGGAGCCGATAGCAACGACAGGTGCAGCGACAGCAGTTAGTACCAATGTATTGATTCGATGCCGCTAGTAAACTGACATTGTGACAAGAAAGGTTGACTATGACGGAAAAGCAGAAAGTCGGCCCAGTAGCTCTATGCACTCACGTTTTCAATAGCGTGGACTTCGATGTGTACTTTAATCACATCTGGTGTGTTGGGCAGTGGGCTAAAGAATACGATCTGGTGTTTGTGGGCAAGAAGGGGCTTAACGCTTCTAATGCCCGCAACGCTATGATTGAGAGATGTTTCGGTAAAGGTTGTACGCACGCACTGTTTTTAGACGGCGACCATTTTATACCGCATCAGACACTATCTTACCTGATGCAGTCTATGTCTTACGATGACGTAGCTATGGTATCCGGTCTGGTGTGTAAGAAGGGTGAGCGCTTTCAGCAAGTGTGTTGGAAGATAGAAGAGGTTGATGGTAATAAGCGTTATCACCAACTGACGCTGCCTTTAGATGGTAGGTGCTATGAAGTATCAGTATGTCCATTCGGTTGCACGCTGATAGATTTGAGGAAGCTGGCTAAGTTGAAGAAGCCGTATTTTAGAGATACGTGCGACCAGGTGGATGATGCCAACGTTCCAGTTAACATTCGTAGTGATGTTAACCTATGTGCGGCGTTCGGGGAAGTTGGCGAGAAAATATGGGTAGACACGCGTATTCTTGTCGGGCACCAAGGTGTGTCATCTATCGTTTACCCGCAGAGCGCCCAGCACTTTGACAAGTTAAAAGCGATTGAAGTTGATATGACGCTGTTACGGGAAGGTCAGGATGGTGTGTATTACTATCCTGGGGAGAGGCAAGATGGGTAGATTATGCTTCTTCTCTAATCCGTGGGCTTCTACTGAGATACGCGGTAGGCAAATCGCCGCGTTCTTAGGCGACGCCGCAGTAATGGACCCTGCTGAACTGCACCGTGATGATGTTGTCGTGCTGTTAAAGGTATTGCCTCGTGAAGAGATTGTCGATGCAGTCGATAATATCTACATGGACGTCATTGATAGTACTGGTACGTTGCAAGCACTTGACCGATTTGATAAGATGAAGGCCATCGCCATCAGCCGTCTTGCGTATGAGTATCTGGCAGAACGGTATGGTAACGAACGCGTCGTCTTCATACCCGAACACAACTGTAATTTCGAGCGTTCGCTACGGATTACGGATTGGCCTGTCCGCACGGCCGGTTACATCGGTGAGGAGGAGTGCTTTCACTGTGATGTTGGTGAGTTGCGCTCTCGACTTGCAGATATTGGCGTCGGTTTTGAGTTCTGTACGAAGTATGAGACGAGACAGGACGTGCTTGATTTCTATGGTAAGATTGACTTGCAGATAACATTCCGAGTAGATGCTAAGCATATTGATGTACCTGCGTCGTTGAAGAATCCTCTTAAGCTGAATAATGCAGGTGCTTGCGGTATCCCATCGATTAGTTATCCGGAGGCGAACTATGTTGATGAGTGGGCTGATTGCTTTTGGCCTGCCGAATCGTTAGATAAAGTTGTACGCATCGTTGAGGATATTAACCGTGATAAGACAGCGTACCGCGTAATGCAGTCTACCGCAATAGGCCGCGCCGAAACTTATCACATCGAACGAGTTATAACGAGTTATATAAGGTTGTTAGAAGATGCTGGTAACCGTTACACTACAGTTAGTCCCGAGACAGTTGAAGAAGTCAGACGGGTCCCATTATGATATCTACGGCATAGCCGAGATGCATGTCTGTCCTAAGAGCCGAGGTATTGGCACGCTTGCGCTAGATGCTGTTACGAAGATGGCGGTGGAAGACGGTAAGCATGCCGTTGTAGGATTCGCCGAGGGCAGTCTTGTTAAATTCTACAAGAGGTGCGGCTGGTACACTTACGGAACGTATCTGTGCCCAGACGATGGTATGCTGAAGCATCTTATATCGTCTAAGCCGCTAGGAGATAACATAGTTATTGAGACGAATGATATGTGGTGAGGATTATGAGTCAACGTTCTGTAATAGTTTTAGGTATGCATCGGTCAGGTACATCGTTGGTGACTGGTGTGTTGCATCATCTGGGGGTAGATATGGGCGAGCCGCGGCCGCCTGTTATTCAGTGGGATAGTCCGCTTGGGCAGTATGAGGACCAGGCGTTTGTTCGGCTGGATGACGCTATACTCAAACGCGCGGGTAGTGATTGGATAAATCCGCCGTTAGCGTCAGACGTTAAAGTGCACACTAATCAATTTAGGTCTGTAATTCAAGAGTTGATTGAAAGTAAGAAGTCTGCTACGTGGGGATTTAAGACTGCGCGTAACGCATTTACTATAGATTTGTACCTACCGCACTTACCAGACCCGCACTTCATTGTGTGTCGTAGGTGCGTACAAGATATAGCCGATTCACTGGCTAGACGCAACAACATGACTATCGAAAATGCGTCTAAGTTATATGATTTATACTACTCGGCGATAGGTCAATTTCTACAAGACCATGAAGTGCGTGCTATGGACGTGTACTACGACCGGACGTCGATAGACAAGGTTAAGATTGTGGATGAGATAACTTCGTTCTTAGGCCTGCGTGTAACGAGCAAGATGCGCTCTGCAGCTATCGAGTCTATCCTACCGCACCGTGCTGTTCGCCAACTGTCAGACCAGATGAAGTTCTACAACGATATCAAGCTCGATATAGGTTGCGGTAACTCAAAGCCTGAAGGTTGGATTGGGATGGATAAGCGCCGTCTCGATGACGTTGACATAGTGTGGGATCTCGAATCGTACCCGTGGCCTCTTGCGAATAACTCATGTAACGAGATTAAATGCAGTCAGGTGTGGGAGATTATAGAACCGAAACACCGCTTGCGATTCATGGACGAGATGTGGCGTATCGCTAAACCCGGTGCGCCGGTGCAGATAGACGCGCCACACTCAATAACGACTGGAGCGTGCCAAGACCCGATACACTACACATGCCCGAATGAGATAACGTTCTGGTACTTCGATAAGCGCCATCCGCGCTATTACGAGTACGAACCGTTGCCGTGGAAGATGGTTGAGCAGATAATGGCTTCTAATAACGTTGTTGTAACTATGACTCCGGAGAAATCATGATACCACTACATTCTGTGTATATGGCGAAAGATGTTGATAAGTACGTATCACCGGTGTTACAGTCTGGCTATATTGGTGAAGGTCCTAAGGTGAAGCAATTCGGTGAAGAGTTCGGTCGTCTCATCGATAATGATAACGTCTTGCCTGTTAGTAGCGGCACGATGGCGATTAAGATGGCGTTACGACTTGCTGGTGTTGGTCGTGGTAGTTCTGTCATGACAACACCTATGACATGCCTAGCGACTAACGAACCTATATTAGAGCTAGGTGCTAGACCGATATGGGTTGATGTAGACCCATTAACCGGTTGTATGTGTGCAGACGGACTAGCCGATGCGATACACGGCTACCTGCCTAAGGCTATATTGTGTATGCACTGGGGTGGATGGCCTTGTGATATGTCGGGTATACGTACGTTAGCGAAATATCACGGCGTACCCGTAATCGAGGACGCGTGTCAAGCTATCGGCTCCATCTACGACGGAGACCACGTTGGTACGTATAGTGAGTATGCGTGCTACTCCTTCCAGGCCATCAAACACTTGACGACAGGTGACGGCGGTGCGCTAGTGTGTAATGATGGAGATATGAAGCGCGCTAAACTGATGAAGTGGTTCGGTCTTGACCGTGATGCGAGCGCGTCGATGAGGTGTATGCAAGACCCTCGTGAGTATGGGTATAAGGGTCAGATGAATGATGTAGCTGCGTCGATAGGACTGGCGAATATTAGATACACGAATGATGTTATTACTCGATGTAGGTGGAACGCTGAGAAGTACAACGCTATAATAGATTCGGGTGCGTCTAACGTCGAGAGTCCTCTATGGCGCGTCAAGACCGAGATTGGTACTTTACCGTCATACTGGCTATACACTCTACATGCAGACAGTACAGATAACTTCATCGCTTACATGAAACAGAATGACGTGATGTGTAGTAAGGTACACGCTCGTAATGACAATAAGCATATGTTCCGTCATTCACCACCGGCGACGTTACCAGGTGTGGACTCGTTTGAAAAGACGCATGTCTGCATACCTTGTGGTTGGTGGCTCGATGATGAGGACGTAGAACGCATATGTGAATTACTTAGGAGATATAAATAATGGCTGATACAGTTATTAAACCGAAACGCGGCTCAGCTGTGATGGCTAAATGGGTCAAGAGAGTCAAGTGGTCTGCTAATGGTGCAAGAGCCGGTTTAGACGCAGCTACGAGACGGTGCTGGTATAGCGAGGCTGCTGACCCTGCTGTTGATGCAGGTAGTCAAGCTGCGTATCCAGTTCAGATTGGCGACCCGGCATATCGTGTCGATAGTGATGAGGCGTTTATATGCTCTGTCGCTCCAGCTGCCGCAACCGCCGCAACCTTTATTCAAGTACACGGATAAGGAGGTGATTTAATTGACTATTGTTAATGTGACGCCTACGCTGGCTAGGGTTAGTAATACTAAGACGTATATAATGACTAGTTTCTACTCAGCCGACGCTAGTGGTGCCGAGGTCATACTAGCCGCACATGCAACTAAACCGCATTACGTGGAGGAGCTGCAGATAACTATACACGGCGACATTTTAGTAGATTTCGGTGACGGTGAGACAGGTAGCGCTGTTGAGACTAAAGCGTTGCAGTTTATAGGTACTGCTGAAGGTGTAGCGCATCCACCTATGGACTTCAAGGATAATCCGCTTAAGCTAACTGCCGCTAAAGCGATTGTGATAGACGCTAGTGGCGCTGGGCCTATAGCTGGCTACGTAAAATCTTATACGGTGGACTGATATGGCACGTACAAGAACACAAATTAAAACAGCTGTCGATAATAACACGGGGCGTGGGACTGAGAAGGCTACGTTGATTGAGACGTTGTGTGACGAGGCGCTTGACATTGCAGGTAATGTGCATGCCTGGCGCTCCGCCCGCT